ACCACCATATAATCCTGTACCCCAACCAAACGCTCCTAGTTGTTGAGAAGGACCCACTGTGTAATAACATAAAACAGAAGCAGAACCGGCATTGGTTATAGCCGTACCCGATTCATTAACAGCCATAGTAATTGTAAAAGTAGTACTAGTTGGCACGGAAGTTACCATAAATTTTTGATCTTCAAATGTAGCGTTTGTAAAAGTAGATCCCGATAGTCCAGACACAGCATCAAATAATACTATATCATCATCTTTTAAACCATGAACAGAAGCAACAGTTACAGTAACTGTTGGTGACCCTGATGTACTTGTAAAATTAGCTCCTGTAATAGTAAGTCTAATTGGGTGTATGTCGTAAAAAACCCCTTCAGAAAAAACATATAAAATTCTGTTAGTTCCTATTGCGGAATATTTTTCATTTATATTATTATTCCAATTGTGGATAGCTCTTCCGGCACCGGTTAGTTTATCGCCACCTAGTTGTGACCAACCACCAATTTTTTCAGGACTACCATATCTAAATCTAACATTGTCACCATCAAACCATTGACCTTCGGCCCCGGTCTCTGTGACTTGTTTATTAAATCCTGGTGCAAATCCTAGTTTTTGTAGCATAAATTAATCCCCAGTTTAAAATATACTAGATTACTAGTTATTTCAACATGTCTTATTGGTAGAGATTAAATGTACTATGATGCTGTGTATGCTTTACCAGCAGTGATCGCAGAATTAGAAGCAGTCATACTCTCATTAGTCCAGTAATCTTTAGCAACCATAAGTTCTAGGTGTTCAACATTTCTGTCAACAGCTGATTGTTTATCAGCAGCTTCATCGTCTGCCATTTGTGTTCCAGCAATAACTTCATTAATTAAAGTTACTGAATGTCCCATAGCTGTGTAATCTTGTGCTATATCTTCTGCAGTTTTTACGTCTTCACTCATAATATTTTCTCCTTATTTTGTTGCGCATGCAACGGGTTTAGTTGTATCAAGTTTTTTAAATTCATCAAGAATTATTTTTGGTTCTACCATGTTATTTCTAGGATCGCTATCGTTATATCTACCTTCATCCCACTCATTTCCCATGTGAAATTGTAGGTTTTTGTTGTGTGAATAACCAAATTGTGTCCAACGAGTACTGCCCCAAACAACAACCCCATAAGCGTTAGCCGATGGTGAAAAGTGTTGTAGACAGCTGTCTATAGCAACAAACCCTTCCGCATCTTTCAGCATTTCATGTAGCTGTGTCCAGTGTAAATCACATCTAATCGTACCATCATAGTGAGGTTCATTAGGTAAAACACAATTAATAATTGTGGTATCTTTATATTCTTCTCTCAACATATTAACGACTTGTTGAGCAAGATAAGGTTGATAGTTTCTATTTGGATTAATATTTACATATTGATTGCTAGCATTGTATCCCATTTGAGCTTGACCACCAGAGAATTGAATCATTATGTATTTACCAATCTCATTCTTAGTTAGCCATTCTTTAACACTATCTTTATGATGTGTCGTATACAGTTTAGCTGTCATTGACTTATCATATCCAACACCATGATGTTCACAGTAGCTTTCAATTATGTGTTGTTTACCAAATTGAAAATTAGATTTGTAAGGCTCTGAATAAAATATATTATCTGATGCCATTATTCTTTTATCGGTTAATGGTAAGGTAGACTCATAAGCCATTTTAACATCTGGATTGCCAGCAAAACAACCTATGTAAGGTGTGTATATTTGCACCTCTCCTTTTTCTTTTAACTTAGGAATTAACGCACTAAATGTAGCACATTTACCTACTCCGCCTTCTACGACATAAGTATTTAACATTTTATCTTCTTTCTTTATTTGTTTTTTAATAATTCTATTTCTGCTTTAAGTTCTTTGATTGCATTAACTAATACTGGTAACATATTACCTGCTGTATATCCTAAATGTTCTGTATCTGTATTATCTATAATAATTGGATTATCTCCTTCAAGTGCAAGAATGTCTTGTGCTTTAAAACCATATCTTGCATTACCATGAGGAGTATCATCTTCTCTTGATTTTTTAAAATTAAATTTAACAGGTTTTAATTTGTTTACAAAATCTAAACCATGAGGAATATCTTCAAAATTAGTTTTATCTCTTAAATCAGATGTTACTGTCCAATCAATTTTAATTTTTGCATTTGTATGAGAATTATTACCTATTATAATAAAATTATTTGTTGTTACCATATTACCTACAGCATCAGTACCAGCATTATTACCAAGTGCTATGTTGTTACTACCTGTTGTAAGATTACAAGAACTACGAAATCCTATTGCTGTATTACTATTACCTGTTGTTATATTATACCCAGATTGAAAACCAACTGCAGTATTATCGAAACCTGTTGTGCTAAGATATAAAGAACGCCAACCATGACTAGCGTTACCTCCACCTGTTGTAGCAGTACTTAAAGCTTGAAAACCTGATGCTGTATTACATCCACCTGTTGTGTTTTTCCATAAAGCTTTTTCACCAACTGCTGTATTTTCTGAAGCTGTTGTATTACAAGCTAAAGCAAGAACACCAAGTCCTACATTAGAAGCACCTGTAGTGTTTTTATTCATAGCATTAAGACCAACAGCTGTATTTTGTGATGCTGTTGTATTAGTTGTTAAAGCTCCTGCACCAACTGCTGTATTACTAGAACCTGTTGAATTTGCATCTAAACTATTTGCACCAATAGCAATATTACAAGCACCTGTAGTAATAGCTGACGAAGCAGCATAGCCAACTGCTGTATTATTAGAAGATGTTGTGCTATTAAACATAGCTCCAAAACCCATTGCTGTGTTTCTGAAACCTGTAGTATTACTAAATAAAGATTGAGTTCCAACAGCTGAGTTATCTCCACCTGTTGTGTTTCTGTTTAAAGCACCACAACCTACTGCTACATGATTAGAGCCTGTTGTATTACATCTTAAGGCTACATTTCCTATTGCTGTATTAGTATTACCAGAGACGTTATCTTCTAAAGCAGCTGCACCAAATGCCGAATTTGAATGACCACCTATATTAGTTAACATTGCGTCTTTACCAACTGCTACATTACTATAACCTGTTGTATTAGATAATAAAGCAGCATTTCCTACTGCTGTATTGTTATCTGCTGTTGTACTAGCATCTAAAGCTTTTCTTCCAACTGCAACATTGTCAACACCTGTTGTATTAGCATTTAAAGCACATCTACCTACTGCTGTATTTTGTGATGCTGTAGTATTAGCTTGTAATGCACCTGCACCTATTGCTGTGTTGTCAGAACCTGTAGTGCCTACTCTCAAAGATAAATTACCAACTGCTACATTATTACCACCTGTTGTGTTACCACATGCAGCAACATTTCCAATAGCAACATTAGAAGCACCTGTTGTGTTTGCACATGCAGCTTCACAACCTACTGCTGTGTTACCAGCACCTGTTGTGTTTTTACATAAAGCATTTCTGCCAACCCCTACATTAGAAGCACCTGTTGTGTTAGCTGCCATAGCACTTGTTCCAACTGCTGTATTATCATTTGCTGTTGTGTTTGTTGTTAAAGCACTTAAACCAATTCCTACATTGCAACAACCTGTAGTATTTTTAGCCATAGCTGAATGACCCATAGCTTGATTATTTAATCCTGAAGTATTTGAACATAAAGCAAATTGACCAATAGCATTATTACAGCTACCTGTCGTATTTAATTTCATTGTACATTGACCAATTGCTACATTTCTACTACCTGTCGTATTAGTACACATTGCTCTATGACCAGCGACTACATTCAACGTACCTTCTGTGTTTGCTTTCATAGCACATTCACCAATTGCTGTATTACCAGCACCTGTTGTTGTAGTACACATAGCACCAGTACCTACTGCAACATTTGAACTACCTGATGTGTTAGCAGTTAAAGCAGAATGACCAACTGCTACATTAGTTGCACCTGTGTTATTAAATAATGCACTACCACCTACTGCTGTATTACACCCACTTGTTGTAACTGTATTAAGAGTATTATGTCCGTAAGCTGTGTTGCCTGAAGCTGTTGTATTATTTTGTAAAGATTGTCTTCCCATTGCAGTGTTTACTGTTCCTGTTGTATTATCTTTTAAAGAATCTATACCCACTGCTGTATTGTTATCTGCTGTTGTGTTTGTGTGTAAAGAACATCTACCTATTGCTACATTAAAACCACCTGTACTATTAGCATTTAAAGCAAGAAAACCTACTCCAGTATTACAGCCACCTGTTGTGGTAGTCACTAAAGCACAAGCACCTATTGCTGTATTTTGTGCTGCTGTTGTCATAACATCTAAAGCATTTAAACCTACTGCTACATTATTATCTCCAGTAGTTAATGCTCCAAATACTCCTGTACCAACTCCTGTGTTTCCAACAGCAGAAGATAAAGTTCCTGTTGTATCTGTACCTACTAATAAACTGTTTGTAAAATTTGTTCCACCTTCTTTGAAAGTTATGCCTGCACTAGATAAAGCTGCATCAAAAACACCTGTGTTAGTTGCAACACCATCAAGATAAATAATTTTATAACCTTTATCATCTGCTGCAAAAGTAACCGTGGCCCCTGAACCTGATACAGCTTTTAACTGTACTGTGTGGGCACCCGATGTACCGTTTTTAATAATGTAAAAAGTTTCTGTAAGAAGAGGAAATCTAATTACTCTAGCTCCAGATATTGTTCCTGTAAATTCTAAAACTCTCTGTTGGGCAGTACCTGTTAAAGCACCGTCTGCAATAGTTAAATCTTGGTTACCTGCTCCACCAGCAATAGATAGACTTAATACGCCACCTGTTAATTGCTCAATAAGACTTAAATTTGCGTTAGTTTTTGTTCCCCAAGTACCAGCATTTTCGCCAGTAGCCATTAACTCTATACCGAGATCTGTAAATGTTGATGCCATAAATTCTGTTCTCCTAATTAGATCTTTGAGTTATATTACTTATAAGGTCAAAGTCAATAATGTTTATATACTATCCACGTTAGCATAACCAGCACTTTGTGTGGCAGTTATATTGCTGTAATTAGCATTTTGATTTCCTGTTATATCTTTAAACCCTAAAGTTGCAACATTACCTAAACTAACAGTTGCTGACAGTCCGGTTAGTCCAACAGTCATTGATGTAGGTGATATTGCTCCAACCGATGATGTTGCTTGTAACCCTGTTAACGGAACTCCTATTGAAGT